CAATTCAGGTAAAATCACGTAGTCATAAGCTGGCACATGCTATGCATCATGGAGAGTTAAAGTAATGGCTTATATTGAAAATGGCGTAGTATACGCAGGTACATATAAAAAGGGTTCTTCCCGAAAGCGGTTAAGAACAGCTACAGAACAAGACTATAATAATTCTGCTATTAAAGAGGTAGGACCAAGCGTAGGTGAAACAGCTAAAAAAGCTGCTAGTTCTGCTATGGGAGCAATTACAGGTTTCTTTGGTGGCGATGATAAAAAAGATGATAAAAAGAAAAAGGATAGTCTGGCCTCTAAAATAGGATTTAACAAAGGTGGTTATGCGGGTAAGTCTCGCACGGGACACACTGACTATCGCTTTAACAAAGGCGGCATGGTTGTGTCATCTACAAATAAAACGAAAAAGAAATAATGGCTAGAGAACTAAACGAAAGACAACAGAAGTTTCTTGAAGTCCTCTTTGAGGACGCTGGCGGTGACGTAGTTGCCGCTAAGAAACTGGCTGGCTATTCAGAGTCCACTGCTACAACTGCAATTGTAAAAGGTCTCAAGGAAGAGATACTTGAAGCAACGCAGATGTACATGGCACGTAATGCACCTAAAGCTGCTATAGCTATGACACACGCTTTGTACGACCCAACTGAACTAGGTATTCGTGATAAGATGTCAGCAGCTAAAGAACTGCTTGACCGCACAGGTTTGATTAAAACAGAGAAGGTGCAGGTAGAAGCAGCAGGTGGTGTGATGCTTATGCCAGCTAAAGCTACAGTAGAGGATGATGACTAATGGCTAAAAAGAAATCTACATCTCAAAAAGAACAAGATGCAATTAAAGACTTTATTAGAGATTCTGGAATATCTTTAACTGAAGCACGTATGATGTTACAAGAAGCAAGAAAAAACGCTGACCGTTTTGAAGACGATGACGTTCAAGATTTTAGTAGCGGTGGTATGCCAACAAAAAAGTACGTAAATCCAGTTACTATAACAGACAACCGCAAAAAGAAAAAATGACTAGAACAGCAGGGCAGTGGAAGTTACCACAGCCAACAGACATTAAAGAAGAGAACGAATGGGTACAGATACCACGCATTGCACGTACTGTACCATTTGGTTACAAGCAGAATGAAGAAGACCCCGACATTCTTGACCCCATTCCAACAGAACTTGATTTGTTAGAAAAGGCTAGAACGTACACAAACCAGTACAGCTATCGTGAGGTAGCTAACTGGCTGAGTACAAATAGCGGAAGATACATATCTCACGTAGGTTTAAGAAAACGGTTAAGTAATGAGCGACAACGTAAGAACAAAGCTGCAAGCCTCCGCAAATGGGCAGATTATGCGCAAAAGGCAATCGCCAAAGCGCAAGAAATTGAAGAAGCAAGAACAGGCGCAAAAGCCAACGGTTGAGATAAAAGAAACTGTATCTGAAGCTGCTGAGTTTGAAAGCATAGAGGAAACAGCTAATGTATTATTTAAACCTAATCCCGGTCCACAGACTGACTTTCTTGCAGCAAGTGAACGTGAAGTATTATACGGTGGTTCAGCAGGGGGTGGTAAATCTTATGCCATGCTTGCCGACCCTTTAAGATATATGGGGCATCCTGCGTTTAGTGGGTTGCTTTTACGACATACAACAGAAGAACTGCGAGAATTGATATTTAAGTCGCAGGAATTGTACCCAAAAATCTGGCCCGGTATCAAGTGGTCAGAAAGAAAGATGCAGTGGACTGCCCCTTCTGGTGCGAGATTGTGGATGTCTTATCTTGATAGAGATGATGATGTCCTGCGTTATCAGGGTCTAGCTTTTAGCTGGATAGGCTTTGACGAACTGACCCAATGGGCAAGCCCCTATGCATGGAATTACATGCGAAGTCGTCTAAGGTCCACTGCACCTGACCTGCCTGTTTATATGAGGGCAACAACTAACCCCGGTGGTAGAGGGCATAACTGGGTAAAGAAAATGTTTATTGACCCTGCACCCTACGGACAAGCATACGATGCCACAGACAGCGAAACAGGAGAAGTACTCCGATATCCAGCAGGACATAGCAAGGCTGGAAAGTCTTTATTCAAGCGTAGGTTCATACCAGCAAGACTCTCTGACAATCCTTACCTTGCAGAAGCAGGAGATTACGAGGCCATGCTTCTCTCCATGCCAGAGCAACAAAGAAGGCAGCTTCTTGACGGTGATTGGGATATTAAAGAAGGAGCAGCTTTTACTGAGTTTGACCGCAACCTTCATGTTATTGAGCCTTTTGACATTCCTAATAATTGGGTTAAGTTTAGGGCTTGCGATTACGGTTACGGTTCTTACAGCGGGGTGGTTTGGTTTGCTGTGTCGCCTTCAGAGCAACTTATTGTATATAGAGAATTATATGTCTCAAAGGTACTCGCTACTGACTTAGCGGATATGATTTTAGAATTAGAGGCAGGTGATGGTAATATTAAGTATGGCGTTCTTGATAGTTCCCTTTGGCATAAACGTGGCGATACTGGTCCATCACTTGCGGAACAAATGGTACAGCGAGGGTGTCGTTGGAGACCTTCAGACAGAAGTAAAGGCAGTCGTGTAGCGGGTAAGAACGAAATACACAGACGTTTACAGGTAGATGAATTTACGGAAGAGCCTAGACTTGTTTTCTTTAATAGTTGCACAAACACTGTCTCACAGCTACCGTCCATACCGCTGGATAAGAAAAATCCAGAAGATGTGGACACGAAAGCAGAAGACCACTTGTACGATGCGTTAAGATATGGTATAATGTCACGACCACGTTTTAGTATATTTGATTACGACCCAAGAGGTAGACCCGGTGGTGGAATGCCTATTGCTGATGCTACTTTTGGATACTAAGGAATAGAATATGAATGAAGATGATATCATGATTGAAGATGACGCTATCGCGTTAGAAGACACAGATGATTCTGTTACCTTTGATGCTGACGTGTCTAAAATTATTCCATTTGTAATTGACCGATACAAACGTGCGGAAGACTATCGCTACCAAGACGAAGAGCGTTGGCTAAGAGCATATAGAAATTATAGAGGATTGTATGGCCCAGATGTACAATTTACTGAGGCAGAAAAGTCACGGGTATTTATTAAAGTTACCAAGACTAAGACGCTTGCTGCATATGGTCAAATTGTTGATGTGCTGTTTGCTAATAATAAGTTTCCTCTTTCTATTGAGCCTACAACACTCCCTGAAGGCGTTGTAGCTGATGTACACTTTGACCCTAAAGAACCACAGCAGCTTCAAGCAGAAACTTCTTTATCTAGCCCTTATGGCTTCAGAGGTGATGGCAACGATTTGCCACCGGGTGCTACAGCTAAGACGTTACAGGAAAAACTTGGCCCACTAGAAAATAAACTTGAAGGTGTACAGGACAAGTTAAAAGAAGGTCCGGGCAAAACTCCTACTGCGATTGAATTTAGCCCAGCTATGATTGCTGCTAAAAAAATGCAGAAGAAGATACATGACCAATTAGAAGAGTCAGGTGCTAATAAAAACTTGCGTAGCAGTTCATTTGAAATGGCACTATTTGGCACAGGCATTATGAAAGGTCCGTTTGCAAAGGACAAAGAGTATCCTAATTGGGATGACGAGGGTAACTATGACCCACTTTTCAAAACTGTACCACAAGTAGAGCATGTATCTGTTTGGAACTTTTATCCAGACCCAGATGCAAACAACATGGATGAGGCGCAGTTTGTGATTGAACGTCACAAGATGTCTCGCTCTCAACTACGTCAGTTAAAAAAGCGTCCATACTTCCGTGGTCAAGTTATTGATGAAGCTATTCAGTATGGCGAAAACTATACTAAAAAGTATTGGGAAGATGACCTATCTGATTATGCGCCAGAGCATGGTATTGACCGCTTTGAAGTGCTTGAGTATTGGGGTATGGTTGATACCGAAATGCTTGAAGAACAAGGCGTAGATATTCCAAATGAGTTAAAAGATTTTGATGAGTTACAAGCAAATGTGTGGATTTGTAACGACAAACTTATTCGCATGGTGCTTAATCCATTTAAGCCAGCTAAGATACCTTATCACGCTTCTCCGTTTGAGTTAAACCCATACTCATTTTTCGGTGTAGGTATTGCAGAAAACATGGACGATACGCAGACACTAATGAATGGCTTTATGCGTATGGCTGTGGACAACGCTGTATTGTCAGGGAATATGCTGATTGAGGTAGATGAGACTAACTTAGTACCGGGTCAGGACTTGACATTGTATCCGGGCAAGGTGTTCCGCAGACAAGGTGGCGCACCGGGTCAGGCTATATTTGGAACAAAGTTTCCTAATGTATCAGCAGAGAACTTACAGCTATTTGACAAAGCACGTCAGCTTGCTGATGAGTCTACTGGTCTTCCTAGCTTTGCACACGGACAAACAGGTGTGTCTGGCGTAGGTAGAACAGCATCAGGTATTTCAATGCTGATGAACGCAGCAAGCGGTAATATTAAAACTGTTATCAAGAACGTAGACGATTATCTACTGAGACCTCTTGGTGAAGGTTTCTTTCGTTTTAATATGCAGTTTGATTTTGATGCAGATATCAAAGGTGACTTAGAAGTTAAGGCACGTGGTACAGAAAGTCTAATGGCTAATGAAGTACGTAGTCAGAGACTAATGCAGTTCTTGCAGATTGCAAGTAATCCTGCTCTTGCTCCATTTGCTAAGTTTCAGTATGTCATCAGCGAGATTGCAAAGTCAATGGACCTTGACCCCGACAAAGTTACCAACAACATGAGTGAAGCAGCCCTTCAGGCAGAACTGATGAAACAGTTCCAAGCACCTGCTCAACCTGAACAGGGTGGTATGCCACCACCACCGGGTGCAGATGCAACAGACCCTACAGGTGCTGGTGGTGGAACAATAGGAACAGGACAAGTACCAGTTCCGGGTGAACAAGGATTTAGTAGTAATGGTGGACAAACAGCAGGTACTCAGCAAACTCAAGCCGATGGTGGGCAACAACCGCCAGTGGGAAGCATTCAGTAGCTACGTAGATATGGCTATTGAGCAGCATCAAAAGGTGCTGGAACAATCTGATGATACAATTATGATGCATCGTCAGCAGGGTGCTATCGCAGCTTTACGCAAACTTAAATACTTACGGGATGAAGTGAATGGCAATGAAAAAACAAATGGAACTGTTTGAGACCGTAGAGGGTGCATTTGATGAGGGTGGCCTTATGGATGAAGGCGGCTCAGTAGACCCTGTATCTGGCAATGATGTTCCCGTAGGCTCTACACAAGAAGAAGTGCGTGATGATATACCTGCCCAACTAAGTGAGGGTGAATTTGTACTACCTGCCGATGTAGTGCGCTTTCATGGTCTGGAAAAGATTATGGCCTTACGTGATGAGGCAAAAGCTGGTCTAGCTAAGATGGAAGCAATGGGTCAGATGGGTAATTCAGAAGAAGCCACTATACCAGATGGTATACCCTTTAGTATGGATGACCTTGAGATGGAAGATGACGGTGTACAAGATTTTGCACAGGGCGGTGTGGTGCAAGCACAGGCAGGTACATTTGTATCACCTAATTTAGGCATATATCAGCAGCCTTCTCAAGTAGGTGGATACCAGCCACAATACACACCATATACTCCTCCTGTAATGCCAGCAGGACAACCAATGGCGCAGCAGTACACACCAGTACAGCAACAAGCTGTTCCTACTATAACACAGCAAGCACCAACATTTACAGGATTTACAGGTTCAGCAGCACCATCTCCGGGTGGATATGATGAAATGAAAACATATGTAAATGATGCTGGTATGGAAATGCAAATACCATTTAAAGATGGTAGTCCGATTTATCCTATACCAGAAGGTTATAAACTAAAAGGAGAGGCAGTACAGACTACACAAACAACGACCACTACTGATACTGGTGTAGAAACTGCTCGTGATACAGGTGATGATAATGAAACAGACCCATTTGCAGGTAAGCAAACAGTAAATCTTGGTGGTACTGCTGTAAAAGAATTTATAAGAGAAGGTCTTAATACATATGAACCGGGCCAAGTTAAAGGCTCAACTAAATATGCTGTTGGTACAGCTTCTAGTGTTACTGGTGATTTAAGTAAAACTGGTATTACTGGAAGTATAAAAGATACTGTAGCTGGAATGTTAAATCAGGACCAAAGAACTTTGACTGACGAATTAGGTAATACCGTGGCTATGTCTAAAGGTATGTACGATACTTTAGTTTCAGAACATACTAGCAACTATACAAATAGTGTTCTTCAAGATATTTTTGAAATACAAAAAACTATTGAACAAAAGAAAGATTACAGCAAAGATTTGGATAATAGACAAGCAAAGCAATTGGCAAAAGAACTTGGCATGAAGTATAAAGGGCAAAGTCTTGCAGAAATTATGGTGGTTAATAAAGAAGCATTTGAAGCTGAAGAGATTGCTGAAAAAGCTGCTAAAGAACAGCAGCAAAAAGCTGCTCAAGAAAAAGGTGCAGAAAAACGGGAAGAACGTGAACGTGCGGCAGCAGATGCAGAACAATATGGAATTAGTGATACTAATTTAGATGGAAGTAAGAAGTCTGCATCTGAAATAAGAAGTGAAATTGCGGATGCAGTAACTGCGCAAGCACTAGAAAAGGAAAGACAAGCGGCTGCAAGACGTTCTCAACGTGGTGATGACGATGATGGTGCGCCAGACCAAAGTACGTATGCAGGTTCACAAGCATATGGTGCAGAAACATTCGGTATATCAGGTCTTGCTAAAGGCGGTCTTACCAAACAGATGGAGAAAAGTGGTCTAACTCCTAAAAAATAAGACCACATATCAATGGCTACCTAACCCCCCGACACTGGCTACGGTTAGCCCCATAAGGAGAAGACGATGGCTGAAACAGCTATTATGGCAGAAGAAATGCAATCACCAAAAAAGGTTGCGTTTGCAAATAAACCTTACACGCAGGAAGAACGCATTAAGCGTGAAGAGGAAGAACTAGAACAACTCATTAAAGAACAAAAAGGTGAAGTAGAGGAAACTGTACAAGAACAGGAAGAAGAGCCTACTAACGCAGAAGAAAAAACATTTAAAAAGCGTTACTCTGATTTGCGTAGACATCAGCAAAAACAATCAGAGGATTTTAAAAAAGAAATTGACGAATTAAAACGTCAGCTTGGTGATGCTACTAAGAAAGAAATGAAACTGCCTAAGTCCGATGAGGACATTGAACAATGGGCGGCTGAATATCCAGATGTAGCAGCCATCGTTGAAACAATTGCTATGAAAAAAGCACGTGAGCAGTCTACTGCATTGGAAGAACGTGTTAAAGCAATTGATGAAATGCAAGTATCTGCTACAAAAGAAAAAGCAGAAGCTGAGTTGATGAGACTGCATCCTGACTTTGGAGACATTCGTGATAGCGATGATTTCCATGAGTGGGCTGATGAACAGCCTAAATGGGTACAAGATGCATTGTACGAAAATGATGACGATGCTCGTTCTGCAGCACGGGCAATTGACCTGTATAAAGCAGATAAGGGTATTGGTAATGAGAAAAAATCTAAGAAAACTAAAGGTGCTGCTGAAGCGGTGTCCACTAAAGGCAGTAGAAGCACACCTCAAACAGATGAAGCTTCCACTTATTTAAAAGAATCTCAGGTTCAGGCAATGTCACCACAAGAATATGAGAAGCACTCTGACGAGATTATGGAATCTATCCGCACAGGAAAGTTTATCTATGATATTTCTGGCTCTGCTAGATAAAAAAGTGTTGACAAATAGTTATTTTTATGTATAACTATATGTAACCAAGTGTGGATGTATAGCGCAATATGTCCACACGTAACAGCAAACGAACACAGCTTACGGATTACCTGACGATTTTGGCCTGTTGAATAGTGGGGCGGCCACCTTACTTGGACACACACCCAAATGAATTAGCCTCTGATTAGTCTGGTGAGTTTGCATCTGTAAGAAAAATGCTTAACTTTAGGAGAAAATACAATGGCATTTGCATCAGCAAGTGGGTATGGTAATCTTCCTAACGGCAATTTTTCACCTGTAATTTACAGCAAACAGGTGCAGCTTGCTTTCCGCAAGTCTGCCGTTGCTGAAGCAATCACTAATAATGATTACTTCGGTGAGATTGCTGCGATGGGTGATTCCGTTAAGATTATCAAAGAACCCGAAATCACAGTCAAGAACTATGCACGTGGTACAACTATCACACCGCAAGACCTTGATGACGAAGACTTTAACCTGACAATTGACAAAGCTAACTACTTTGCATTTAAGGTTGATGACATTGAAGAGGCACACAGCCACGTAAACTTCCAACAATTGGCAAGTGACCGTGCTGCGTATCGTTTGGCTGACCAGTTTGACCAAGACGTTCTTGGTTATCTGTGTGGTTTTAAGCAATCTGCAATTCATGGCGCAGCCGACACAGTTAATACAACTGTTAATGGTTCTGTAGCTGTTTCAACTGCAGGTTCTGACGAACTGTTGACCTCAATGAAACTAGAAGCCGATGACTTTGGCGGCTCTAGTGGTTCATCAATTGGTATCCAGCCCCGTTTGCCGGGTGCTTCATCTGTACCGGGTTCAGGCAATGCCAACCCGACTATGGTTATTGCACGTATGGCCCGTAAGCTGGACCAGCAGAACGTAGACACACAGGGCCGTTGGCTCGTTGTTGACCCAGTATTCATGGAAGTACTGAAGGACGAAGATTCAAAACTTCTGAACTCAGACTTTGGTGGTTCTGGTCTTCAGAACGGTCTCGTAATCAATAACCTGCACGGCTTCCAAGTGTATGTTTCAAACAACTTGCCTTCAATTGGAACGGGTTCAGATACCACTGGTGGTACTAACGCTTCTAACTATGGCTTGATTGTTGCTGGACATTCATCATCAGTAGCCACTGCAGAGCAGATTAACAAGACAGAAACATATCGTGACCCTGACAGCTTTGCTGACATTGTTCGTGGTATGCACCTGTATGGTCGCAAGATTCTGCGTCCTGAAGGTCTTGTTAACGCTAAAATTAACTTGGTATAAGGGGAGTATTGAAAAATGGCTAACATTACTGCAGTACTTCACCCTGCATCAGGGAACTCACAGCGTGGACGTAACCCGTACTACGTAGATGTCACAATTGACCTGACAAAAAATAGCATTGCCCCCGGTGATACTATTCAGGCAATTACCGTACCTGCTAACACGCTAATCATGGCAGCAGGTTTTCAAGTTGTAGAATCTGCAACTATGAATGCGTCAACAGATGCAACTGCTGCTCTTGGCTTCACTGGTGGTGATGTTGATGAGTTTGCAGCGGCACTAGACATTGACGGTGCATCTGATGGCGATTACGCTCCACAGGTTGCAATTGATGGACTAGCACTTTCTACATCAGGTGACACAATTGACTTTGTGTTGGCTGGTAGTGGTGCGTCATTTACAGCAGGTAAGCTACGTGCTTACGCTGTGATGATGGACATCAGCGACCAAGGTAACATGGCTGCTGACGAAGTAGACCGTGATACACTTGCATAAGTAATCACTTGGTGGGGGCAGCTTCGGTTGCCCCTACTTACTCTTTTAGGAATATGTGATGGACTTTCTTAGCCTGACAAATAAAGTACTTGCAAGAATGAATGAGGTGCAGCTTACTGCATCAAATTTTGCTACTGCACGTGGCTATCAAATACAATGTCAAAATGCTGTGAATGAAGCTATCAATTATATTAATCAACGTGAATATGGCTGGCCTTTTAGTCATGCTACAAGCACTGTAACTCTAGTAGCTAATCAGACTAGGTACTCTATTCCGACTACCGCTACACACGTTGACTACGAAACATTTAGAATAAGCAAAGATAACACGTTAGGTGTAGCTGGAACTACTTTACGTGTATTAGATTATAAAGAATACATTGACAGATATGTTGACCAAGAAAGTACAACAGGCGTAGGTGGTGTACCCATTTATGTTTTCCGTACTCCTGATAATAACTATGGTCTATATCCATACCCTGACAATACATACGAATTAAAATTTGAATACTTTGATAAGCCAGTAGCATTGGCTCTGGCTACAGACATACCAACAGTACCAGAGCAATTTGAACAGGTAATTGTAGATGGTGCAACTGCATATGCATATCAGTATCGTGGTGAAGCACAACAATACGGAATTAACTTTGCCCGTTTTGAAGATGGCATTAAACATATGCAGTCATTGCTACTAAACAGAACAGACTACGTAAGGTCAACATATATACCACATTCGCAAAGATATGGCATTAACGTAGCTGGATTTTAAGGTGACATAATGGCAGATGAATCCGGCCTCAGTCCATATGTGTTTGCCTGTGAAGGTGGCTTAATACTAGACCAATCTACTTTTGCCATTACTCCGGGTTCAGCACTTGAACTAGAAAACTTTGAACCTGCTGTTACAGGTGGCTATAGACGTATCTCTGGGTACGAAAAGTGGAATAGTAACATTGTTCCACAAGATACGTCATCAACAGAAAAAGTTCTAATGTCTGCGTACTTTAACGCTAGTGTTATTGCAGCACGTGGAACTAAAGTTTATAAAGCAGGTAGTGGTTCTGGCTCTTGGACACAGATAGACTCTGGTAGAACAAATGCAGGAAGATACACACACTTCCGTTACAGTCTTGCTGGTACAGATTTTATTGTTTGGGCAGATGGCGCAAATCATGCGTCCAAGTATGATGGCACTACTGTTACTGATTTAAATTCTACAGGCGCACCTGCTAACCCACAGTATGTAGTAAACTTTAAAAACGCTTTGTTCTTTGCTGGTCATTCAGCTAATCCAGAAGAAATAGTTTTTACTGCTCCTTATAGCGATAGTGATTTTTCGGTAGCCAACGGTGCTGGCTCTATAGCGGTAAACAGTAAAATTACAGGTTTGTATTCTTTTCGTAATGAACTGTATATTTTTTGTGAAGAACGCATATTTAAACTGGTAGGCAATACATCTGCTGATTTTGTATTACAATCTGTTACTCGTGAAATTGGTTGTGTTAACGGATTTACTATTCAAGAGTTTGCTGGTGACTTAATCTTTCTAGGAGCGGATGGATTAAGAACAATTGCAGGTACAGAAAAAATTGGCGATGTTGAACTTGGTACAATTAGTAGACAGATACAAGAACGGTTTGTCGGACTAACAAATGTAGATGAATTTTGTAGTTTAGTTATACCAGATAAAACACAATACAGATTGTTTTTTTCAAATGCTAATACAACGAGGGAATTAACAAAAGGTATTATAGGTGTTCGTAAACAGAGTGGTTACGAATACGCTGACATGAGTGGCATTAGACCTAGCTGTACTGATTACATAGTATCTCAAGGCGAGAGTATTATTTTACATGGCGAGTATGATGGCTATGTGTACCGCCAAGAAAAAGGTGATAATTTTGATGGTAATAATGTAGATGCTAAGTATCGCTCACCTGACCTCACAATGGGTGATGCAGGTATTCGCAAAGCATTTCAACGTATCATCGTAAACTATGCGCCTGAAGCTGCAGTTAATGCTGACTTGTTTATTAGATATGACTATGAAGCAGCAAGTGTAGCAAGACCAGCAGCGTATCCGTTTAGTAGTGCTAGTATCTTTGCTATATATGGTACGTCTACTTATGGTACAGCAACATACGGTGGACAGGTTAACCCACTATTTAGACAGCCAATTGAAGGTAGTGGATTTAGTATGGCTATACGAGTTAATGATAGAGGAACATCTGCCCCATACGCACTTAAAGGTTTTCAGCTAGAGTTTGCAGTAGGGGCTAGGAGATAAAGCATGGCAGGTTATACCAGACAGTCTACGTATGCTAATGGTGATATTATCCAAGCATCAGACAGTAATGATGAGTTCAATCAACTTGTCAGCGTCTTTGATATATCTACTGGTCACAAGCATAACGGTACTGTGGGTGAAGGCCCGGTTATCGGTTTAATCGGAGACCCCGGTGTTGCTACCCCACTTAACAAAGTTGTTGTAGACGATACTAATAACCGTGTTGGTGTGTTTGTAGATGTATCCAGCAGCACAGTAGAACAGGTACGTTTTCAAGATGGTCTTATTGTTCCCGTTACTACTAATGATGTAGATTTAGGTACAAGCAGCTTACAGTTTAAAGATTTATATTTAGATGGCACAGCTACCGTTGACGGTCTAGCTATGCCTACAACAACTGTTACTGACATCCTTGATGAAGACAATATGTCTTCTAACAGTGCTACTGCCTTAGCTACTCAGCAGTCAATCAAGGCATATGTAGATACGCAATTAACTGCAGAGGACTTGGATTTTCAAGGTGACTCAGGCGGTGCATTGTCTGTAGACCTTGACAGCC